AATGTCTTTTAATTTAGATGACGTACAAGTAGGTGGAACATTAAGAGTTGGGACTGGTGTTTGTCCTGCTGTTAAAGATGGTGACGAAGGAATTAATGGTGCTGTGTATGCAGAAGGTCCAGTAGATTTTGGTGATCAACAAGCTTTCCCTGAAGAGCAAGCAACTTTAATGGTTTCTCGCACTACAAATAAGGATCCTGATTGTAATCCAGCAGACAGATCTCTTTGGGTGAAGGGTAATCAAAGATTGGAAGGGGATGATGGAACTGACCATGCTTTAAATGTTAGTGGTGGTAACTCTGTTGATACAGTTTATATTGATGGTGATATGTATGTTACAGGAAAAGTAGATTGTCTTTATAAAGGAAGATTATTAGCTAGATTTGATGAAGCAGATAAGAAACCAAAACCATTTGATATGGTTCATCCAAGTAGAGGAGATGGTCATAGACTTAGGTATGCTTGTATTGAGGGACCAGAAGTTGGTATATATTATAGAGGAAGGGTAAAGAATGAAAAAATAATTAAATTACCTAATTATTGGAAGGATTTGGTGCATATTAATAGTATTTCAGTTCAACTTCAACCAATAGGTTCTCATCAAGATGTAATTGTGAAGAGGTGGGATGATGAAACAATATATCTTCAATCAAATGGTGGAATACCTATTGATTGTTTCTTTCATGTGTATGCAGAAAGAAAAGATGTAAACAAGTTAATAACAGAATATGTAGGTGATAGTTGGGAGGATTATCCAGATCCAGAATATGATGATCCAAAATATGGAGGTCAAAATATAGTAACAGGGTGAAGAAATTAATTTATATTGAAGAGAATTTTATAACTCCTGAAGAATGTCAACAACTTATTGACTATACAAATGATGCTTTGGGTGGTGTTGTAACTGCTGTGGGTCATGATAGTGATTATATACCACCTGATTCTTCAATTGCAAATCCTCAAGAAGATGACTATGATTATGCTGCTCATTATGCAAGATTAGATGAGAAGTTAGATGATGCTAACTATCAAGGTCATGCAGATTTTGTAGACACGAAGGAAGAAACTGTGGATTTTTATACTACAGTAGTTAAAAAAGTAACTCGTATCTGCAAATTATTTGATGACAGAGCTAATCCAGATTATGTTGGAATTATTAAGTGGTCTCCAGGAACTTACATGAAACCCCATTATGATAGTTCTGCTAAAGATGATCAGGGAATTTATGATTTGTTTGCAGCACTTCTTTATTTAAATGATGATTTTGAAGGAGGTTATACTGGGTTTAAAGAGTTTGAAGTACAACCAAAGGCAGGTAAGTTATTAATATTTTCTAATTCTCAACATAAACATCATGTCACCAGAGTAGTAGGAGCAGATCGTTATGCTCTTTCTTTTTGGTATAATACTTCTAAAGAAATTGATCAATCTGACTAAAGATTGGTTCCCAGTCTATTTTGCGACGTAAAACCACTGCTATATCATCTATTTCTTGATCGGTTAATGTTTTACCTTGAGAGGATGCTCTTCTCTGAACCATTTCATTTAAGTTGATCCTTAAAATATTGCAGTCGTATATTGCATATTGATTTAATTCTGATGCCATTGACAGATATTCCATGATGTGCTATACTATATAATCAACCAAGAGGTTTCTATGGAAGACGAAGAGTATCTGATGAAATGCGTGGTTGATCCCGTCAAGAGAAGTTTTCATTTATATTCAAGTGAAGGTGATGTCAAGTCGGTGGACTGTGATAATGTAGATGAGTTTATGAATGTGTTAGAGTTAGTACGTGCTACCTGCCCTGAAGATAGGTTAAAGTACACAGATCCTCTATAGCTGGGGAAATTCGACTTTTAATTCCAAAAAAGGCGGTAAAAAAACTCCGCATTTTTTTTGCTCTATTACTTTTTTTAACTCTAAATAATAAGTGAAAAAGATGGGATATATCCCATGAAATATCAAATAAACACAAAATATGTTTGGTATAAAGAAGGACAGCAAATCATTCTCTTATATTGTATTCAAAACGTTCCCTTTACATGGGATGAGATGCCAGAAATCGCCAAACAGAACAAACAAATATTAGAAATGGCAAATAGTGAAAAGGGGTGGGAACCTGAAGATCTTTATAGGGCAGCAATGTACCTAAATGCTGAAGAATGCAATCCTCTTGTCTTTGAACTGGAATTGAAGAATCCAGAATTACTTCCAGTGGACTAAATAACTACTAATATTGATAATATGGTATTTAATAAATAGATGCCTTTTTTCTTATGATAAATAATCCTAATAGAACTATAGTGCTAATAAGATGGGTCTTTCCAGATTAGATAATTTTCTAAAGTCATCAAGAGGGACAATTCTCTATGTTAACCCTAATGACTTAGATGCTACTGACAGCATTGAAAATCAGGGAAATTCATTAACTCGTCCCTTTAAGACAATTCAACGTGCCTTGATGGAGGCAGCAAGATTTTCATATCAACGTGGTTTGAATAATGACCGTTTTGGTAAAACCACAATCTTGTTATATCCTGGCGATCATACGGTAGATAATAGACCAGGTTTTATTCCCGATGGAGCAAATAATTACAGACTTAGGAGTGGTGCGACTTCTGATGATTTACCTGCATTTGACTTAACAACTAATTTAGACCTATCTTCACCAAATAATCAGTTATATAAGCTTAATAGTATATACGGTGGTTGCATAATTCCTCGTGGTACATCACTTGTTGGTTTAGATTTAAGAAAGACGAAAGTAAGACCAAAATATGTTCCAAACCCAGAAAACGATAATATTGAAAAATCTGCACTTTTCCGTGTAACTGGTGGTTGCTATTTCTGGCAATTCTCCATGTTTGATTCAGATCCTAATGGGGTTTGCTATAAAGATTATACAAATAACACATTTGTTCCTAACTTCTCTCATCATAAACTAACTTGTTTTGAATATGCTGATGGTACTAATTCAGTATTCATAGCAGATGACTTTATGAATTATGAGACAAGTCGTACTGACTTGGATATGTTTTATGAAAAAATCAGTTTAGTATATGGACAATCCTCTGGACGTGCAATTTCTCCAGATTATCCAAGCACCGATATTGATATTCAGGCAAAGATTGACGAGCATCGTATTGTTGGATCTACAGGAGAAACTGTAGGTATTACAAGTATTAAAGCAGGTGATGGAACTGTATCAACTAATTCTATTACTGTAACAACAGCATCAGCAATAGCAGGATTGGATGTTGATACACCTTTCCGTATTGATGGATTAAGTGCAACTGGATATAATGGACAATTTGTTGTTTCTGATAAAGTAAACGCAACTCAAATCAAATATCAAGTACAGAATACACCTGCAAACCCATTACCTACAGTCACTGGATCAACAATATCATTACAATCTGATACTGTTACTTCTGCTTCTCCATATATCTTTAACTGTTCATTAAGATCAGTTTACGGTATGTGTGGTCTTCATGCTGATGGTAGCAAAGCGACTGGATTCAAGTCGATGGTTGTTGCTCAATTTACTGGTATTGGTTTACAGAAAGATGATAAAGCTTTTGTTAAGTATGATAGTACAAGTGGAATTTATAGAGATAGTACTTATGCAGGAAATAGTAAATTAAGCACTGATTCAAGAGCAGTATTTAATCCTTCATATAAGAATGCTCATATTAAAGCATCAAATAATGCAGTTATTCAGGCAGTTTCTATATTTGCGATTGGATATGCTGAACACTTTCTTACAGAGAGTGGTGCTGACATGTCAATCACCAACTCCAACTCTAACTTTGGTGCAAGAGCATTAATCGCACAAGGTTTCAGACCAGATGCATTTAGTCAAGATGACTATGGATATATTACTCATATTATACCACCAAAAGAGGTTCCTTTAACTGAAAGTGCAATTGAATTTAATGCAATTGACATTTTAAAAACATCAGAGCAATCATCTGTTGGTGTTGGTTCAACTACAAATTTATATCTCTTTGGAGAAACTAACAGTGAAGTCCCACCAGAAAACGTTTTTGATGGTTACAGAATTGGTGCAAGATCAAATGATACATTAAGAGTTCTTCTTTCAAATTCTGGTGCGATCACAGAATATAGTGCTCGTATTGTAATGCCAAAATCAGGTGTTACCACAGCTCATGACTTTAGTTCTGAAAAATTATACACTGTTAAGAGAAGTGACCCAAGTAGTGCTGGAATTAATAGTATTGGAAGTAATAGTGATGGTGGTGCTGATAATGTTGTTACACTAACCAAGTCACATAACCTTGCGAATGGTGAATCTATCCGTATTATCAGTGAAACTGGTCAATTACCTGATGGAATAGAAGAAAATAATGTATATTATGCAATTACAAGTGGAATGACAACCACTGCAAATATTAAAATTGCTAAAACACAAACTGATGCATTGAATAGTGATGCCTTGACTATCAATTCAAAAGGTGGTGTATTAAAAGTTTCAAGTAGAGTAAGTGATAAAAATGCTGGTGATATTGGACACCCAGTACAGTATGACATTACAAATTCTCAATGGTATGTCAAAGTTGCTGCAGCAGCAACAGAAAATAATATATATTCAAATCTTGTTGGTATTGGATCGACTGCTCTTGGAACTGCAACACCGAGAACATTCTTCAAGAGAAAGAAAGATAGTAGAAATTTAGAAGATACTCTTTATAGAGCAAGATATGTTATTCCTGCAATTAGTGGAATAACTGCAAGACCACCAAGTGAAGGATTTGTTCTTCAAGAATCTAATACTTCCATTGGAGCAACTGATACTGAAGTACAAACTTACTTTGGAAGTGGTTCTTTAGCGAATGTAAATCAACAGAGAAACTTTAGATTTATTTCTGGTGCATCTTGGGATGGAGTAGCAACAGTTACGATTAACACAGAACTTCCTCATAATCTAACAATTGGATCAAGAGTTGAACTATACAATATTAAGAGTACTGAAAATACCACTGGAGCTGCATCAACGGCATTCAATAGATTGTATACCGTTGCTGGAATCACTAGTGCAAGACAGTTTAATGTTGGTCTAACTACCAATCCAGGAACATATACAAGTGATAATGATACAAGAACAGTAGCATTACCTTATTATAAGAGAAAAGATTTTGAAGATATATTCTATGTTTACAGAAGTAAGGAAGCACAGAAGTATGTTGCTGGAGAGCAAGATGGTATTTATTACCTAACAATATTAAATGCATCAAATCAACCAAGTGTAACTCCATTTATTGGAGAGAAGTATTCTCAACCAGTTAAGAGTCTTTATCCACAAACTCAAAGAGATAATCCAGTTTCTGATCCAAAAGCAGCAGAATGTTTTGCTCAATCAGAAACTATTGGTGAAATTGTAATCAATGATCCAAAGAATAGTATTACTAGAGAGACTGCAAACTTATGGTTAAGTGATACTGATGTTGGTATTGGTATTACTGAAATTCAATCACAAACTGGTACTGCTCACACTATTCATACCATGCATGATCATGGATATAATAGAGTTACTGGTGTAACTATTACTAATGGTGGTTCTGCATATGGATCTGGTACTGCAGGGGATCTTTATAATGCCAAGTTAGTTGCATTTGGATCTTCAATTACTGGTAAACATGCAACTGCGAAAGTAACTATTAACGGAAGTGGTACTATTACTGCCGTTAAGATTATGGATGGTGGTAGTGCATATGGTATTGGTAATACATTAGCAGTTGTTGGTATTGCTACAACCACATCATTTAGTGTTGCAACATTAACAGTTAGTAAGATTTACAATAACGTTGGAGATACTGTTAGAGTTAGTGGTATTAACTCTGAAGGTTATGGTGATTATAACAACCTCTATAGAATTACTGATATTCCAATAGGATATGCATCAAGTATTACTGTTGCTTCTGCATCTACAATATCTGGATTTAGTACAACAGGTGTTGGTGTTACTGCAACTGCAAACTCATTTGTATATACAACTGGAGAAGCAATTAGAATTAGTGCATTAACTCATGCATCAGAAAGTGGAATTGCAACAGTTACTACTGTTAATAATCATGGATTAAAAGTTAATGCGAAGGTTAAGTTTGCTGGAGCAAGTGAAGATGCATTTAGAGGAGACTTTGTAGTACAGGAAAATCTTTCACTAACTCAATTCTCTGTTAAAATTGCTGAAACTACAACAGCAACATCTGCAACTGGAACATTATTTGCATATCGTGAAGGACTTTCATCTAATGATGGTGCAGTTACTGTTGAAGATGAGAGTTTAAGTGGTAGAATGTCAGCAGTATATGCTGGAATTACAACCACATTATCAGCAGCAATTAATAGTGCAACAACTGATGAAGTTAATCTTCAAGGTATAGGTGATCTTGATGTTAATATTGGAGATTTCCTTCAAATTAATAACGAATTAGTTCGTGTTAAGACAACAACTACAGGATCTAACCCAATTAAGGTATTCCGTGGTATTCTTGGAACAAAACGAACAACTCATACTATTAATGATGTTGTTAGAAGAGTTAAAGTAGATCCAGTTGAATTAAGAAGACACTCTATTAACAGAGCATCTGGACACACGTTTGAATATGTTGGGTTTGGTCCAGGTAACTATTCAACTGCACTACCCGATAGACAGAATCGTACAATTAATGCTGCAGAAGAATTACTTGCACAGTCAACAAAACGTGAAGCAGGTATTAACTTCTACACTGGTATGAATGACAAGGGTATTTCATACTCTGGTAATAAGAAGTTAAGTTCAATCACAGGTCAAGAAGAGATATTTGATACCCCATTTAAGACGGTTGAAGGTGAAGATATTGGAAATTTAGCAAGTGTACATATAGTTACTCCACTTGAAGGAACATTTACTCGTTCAATCACAGTTGAAGGTGGAGATGATAGTAAGGTTGCATCACAGTTTAACGGTCCTCTTGTTGTTAACAATAAATTAACTGTAAATTCTACTAAAGGTTTAGAAGCAAATCACATCTTTATACAGGGTGATGCTACTATTTCCAGAAAATATACAGTTGGAATTGCAACACCATCTTTGGCAGGAAACCCTGGTGATGTTATCTATAGAGCAAGACCAGCACAATCTGATAATGTTGGTTGGGTTTATAGTTCAGAAAATGATTGGAGACGTTTTGGTACTGTTGCATTAAGTAAGAATGTTAACCAGTATGCATTCAATAGCGTTGGAGTGGGAACTACCACACCAAATATGAATGGTACTTTTGATAACACCTTCTTGGTTGGTAGTGGTTCAACTCAATTATCCGTAAATGGATCTGGTCAAGTTGGTATTGCTACAACAGCAAATGGTTATCAACTTCATGTTTATGGTGATACTAATATTGGTGGTAACTTAAGTCTTGTAGGACATTCAGTTGTTGCTGCTGCTTTCACTGGTGATGGTTCGGGATTAACTAATCTTGCAGTTGATAGTTCGTGGGCAAATGTTCATTCTGGTACTGGTGTTACAGGAATATATCCAGTAGCACTACTGAACGTAGGTATTGGAACCACACGACCAAGACATATTCTTGAGGTTGGTAATGTTGGTGCATCTGGCACAGTATCTCACTTTAATGGTGAAACAAGATTTGCTGGAATCGTTACTGCAAAAGATGTTACCGTAACAGGATTTAGTACTGTTGTTGGTAATTACAGTATAGAGAATACCAGTGGTAAGATGACTGTTGGTATTATAACGACCAATACACTACATGTTGGTACAGGTGGTACGATTATTACTACAACTGACTCTGTGGGAGTTGGTTCGATTGGACTTAATAATACAGCACCATCAGCATTGTTGGATATTAATGGTCATGCCAAGTTTAAGACTTACTCTGAAAATGTTGCATACTTATCTCCAAGCTCTAATGTTGTAACAGTTGATCTTTCTTCAGCACAGACATTTATTTGTACTGCTACTGCAAATATCACTCACTTCACTCTTACGAATCCACCTAAAGGATCTACATCATTCTCGTTGAGAATTGATCAGGATTCAACAGGTAGTCGTCAAGTTGGTATAGATACCTTTAAGACAAGTGGTGGTGTTGCTATTCCAGTGTACTGGCCAGGTGGTACTGTTCCGCAAGTTACAACTACTGCAAGTAGAAAGGATATGTATTCATTCAAGATATATGATGGAGATAATCCAACATCTGCAGGATTGTATGGTGTTGTCGGTGGACAGAACTTTGCTTAAGGTATAAAAAATGGAGCAAAATTTTAATAGAAGGATTGAGACAGATTTAGATCTTAACGGTCCTATACTTGCCATAAGTTCACATCCATCTGATGCAACTGTTAGTGATGGGGCAACTCAAACATTTTCAGTAACTGCATCTGCAACTTTTCCTGGTAATACAGGTGCAGATGATGAGGGAACTCTTACTTATCAATGGTATGAGGATGATGAGGGTGAAATTAAAAAATTAACGAATGAAACAGTAGGTGTAACATATAGTGGAACAACAACAGCAACATTAACTCTTACTGGTATATCAAGTCCAGCTGAAAATGGACACAAATATTATTGTGTGGTTGATTACACTCCAGCAGAAAAATATGGTGAAGGTACAAAGGGTACAGGACATCCTATTAATGGTACAGTAACTTCTAATTCAGCAACTCTTACTGTTAATCCTTATATTCAAATTCTTTCTCAACCATCAAGTGTTGATAGGTTATATGATGTTGAGGGGGATATTAGTGTAAGTGCAGTATTATCTGATAGTGATTATACTGATGATATTGGATATCAATGGTATTTGAATGATGCTGCGGTTAATGATGGAACAACAGTATCATATAGACTTAGACGATATTCGGTACAAGATGTAGTAGTAGAAACAAGTACAAATGTATATGAAGTCGTTACAAGGAATAGTTATTCATATAATAATACATTTTATAATTCAAGTTCTGCCCAAACACATACAATACCAAGTACTGCAAGTGATATTAGGATAAAAATTGCAGGTGCTGGTGGTGGAAAAGGTGGGGAAGACGCACCCTGGAATATTGGTGGTGGAGGTGGATCAGGAAAATATGGCGAGTTTAGATTACCCGCACATCTTACTACTGGAACTACTCTTACAATTTATGCAGGAAAAAAAGGTTCTGATGGCACTCATGGTCGAGGTGATGCTGGTGGTATTGGTGGTGGATACCCTAATTTTGCAAGTGGTGGTTCTGGTGGAGGTGCTGGAGGAAGTGGTGGTTCTGGTGGAGGTGCTGGAGGTGGTGGTGCCTCTGCTGTTTATCATGGATCACTTTCTACACCAATCATAGTCGCTGGTGGTGGTGGTGGTGGTGGAGGAGGATCAAATTACAATCTTGGTGGTGTAGACGGTGGTGCTCCAGTTTCTATTACCTATACTTCAGGATATCCAAAACAACAATTTGGTGTTCATAGTTGGAATGGTCAAGCTGGTAAAATCATCAAATATGGTGATGAAGGTGGTAGTGATGCAAATGGAGAACTTTACATCACTTCAGGAAATGCATATTTTAATTCTTATCTTCAAATAGTTGGTAGTGGAGAAGTTCGTCTTCAATATAATTGGAGTGATATGCCAAATTATTCTGGTAGAGCAAACGATAAAATTTATATTGGTAATTACGCAACTTTAGAACATCCAGCTACACGTCGTGGTAGTAATGCTGCAACATTCACTCTTCCTGGTAATGCTGGTGCAAAAAATTCAGGTTCTTGGCAGACTAAAAGCACTCTCTATGCTGATGGTGGTCATGGTGGGCATCCTTGTTTCTGTTCTGATGGAGGCGGAGGCGGAGGCGGTGGTGCTGGATATGTAACTTCTCCTGGAACTGGTGCTGGAACTGGTGGTGCTGGTGGATGTGATGGTGTAACAGGTGGTACTTCAGGAGATGGAGGGATGAGTGCATATAGCACTACTTATGCTACCAGATTCACTGGTAAAGATAGTTATAACAGTGGACAAGGATATGTTCAATTATCATATGATTGGTATGTTGATGTAACTGAAACTAAAGAAGAAACAGTAACAACCAATAAAATAGTAATGAGAGATGTGGAAGAATCAATTCCTCAAAATCTTACTATTGAAGGAACAAAAGGAAGCACTGTAACTGTAAAGGCAGATTATAACACTGTTGAGAATTTGCATTGTGTTGTATCATCACCTACAGCAACAAATAGTCCAGTAACAACAGATACTGTTCAATTCTCTTCTTTTAGTACTTTAACACAAAAAACTCTTTATATGGAACAAGTTTTTTGGCAGTTTGATCGGTGGCGTGGTGGTAATGCTACTGGAGCAATGAGAGTAGCATTATCAAATAGTAATCTTTCTAATAATGAAGTAACACTTGGTTATGATGATGGCACTGCATATGAGGCTGCTACTAATGATGATGTTGTTAGAGGAAAGGGAATTAATATATATACTTCTTTCTATGTTACATCAGATACTGAAGTTGAAATAGATCTTTATGGTGGAAGAGGTGTTAAGTGGACATCACTCACTAACACTTATGCACCTGGATCACCGCAAGGGTTATATCCATATGATCCAAATGGATATACTGATTCAGCAAACCGTCAGGGTCCAGGATCTGGTGGATATGGGAGAATTAGATTTACGATGAAAGCAAATAGAGAATATACTATTGCTGGTATGTTTTCAACAATCAATACTCCATATCTTTATGAAAGAGATGAATTAATTGCAGTTGTTGGTCAAGGTGGTGGTAATAATGTTAATGCAGAAGGTGGGGGTGGTGGTGGTTTGAATCGTGATGGAGAGAGGGGTCAACAACGGTGGAATAATCATGGTGGTGCAGGTGGTTATTTTGATTATTTAGGAATACGTCTGCAAGCAGAACTTGGTAGTGCATATTTTCCAACTAGGACAGCTTGGAATGGTGCTTGGGATGATGGAGGTATTGGACCGAATATTATGTTGGATTATATCCAGCGAAATAACGACTATGCTCGTTTGCCTGATAGACAAGATGGAGGAAGAGTAAAAAGGTATAGTAGAAGTATTAATAATAATTCAGATATAAGCACAAGAAAAATGTGGACGAGGCAAGCAAATGGATATGATGCTGGTCTTCCTGAACAAAACATTATGGAAAATACTGCAACTATTGAAAGAGGTTTTTGGGATATTGATTATTCTTTCCTTGGAACTGCTGGTGGTCGTGCTAATGGACATGGTTCTGGTAGGCCTACTCAAAAGCAAATGGAAGAACTAGCCATACGGAATGCACAGGGGTATTTTGATCAAAACTGTGTTGGTGGTAATGGTGCAGTAGGTGGTACTGGTGGAAGTACTGCTGGTGGAGGTGGTGGAGGAGGATGGCTTAACTCAGATAAGGATATTACTCTTGTAACTACTAATGATGGTAAAATGGGAGATGGGACTGATAGCACCAAAGATTCTAAAATTGTAATAAGATTGGCAACTTAGAAACTCTATAAATAATGTATAGAAAACTAATAGGGGGAGAGTGAACCCGAAATGGCTGTAAATAAGAATTTTGTAGTCAAGAATGGTCTGGAGGTAAATACAGACCTACTATTTGCGGATTCATCGACTCGTTCAGTCGGTGTTGGTTCTACATCCCCAAATTTTGACTTAGACGTTAGAGGTGGTATTGGTGCTACCGACCTACGGGTTACTGGGTTTACTACCCTTACCAAAGATTTTCAAGTTGGTGCTTCTGGAAGTGCCTTTTACGTAAGTAATACAAATAATTTAGTTGGTGTGGGTACTTCGGTTCCTGCATTTTTAATGGATATTCGCTCCTCTGTGAGCTCTGGGCAGACTGCATTATATGTAAAAGGTGACATGAGAGTCACTGGTGATATTAATCTTGATGACCTTACTATTGATGACTTAACCGTCACAGGTATTGCAACATATAAACCTGACGGATCTGGTGGAAGTCCAGACTCTTGGATAGATATTGATTATACTGGTAATACAACTACTGGTGGTGGTACAACTGTTGGTTTTGGTAGTACTGCATACTTTGTTGATGAAGCAAAGGTAGTCTTCGGAGCTGGAGAAGACCTCACTATTGGGCATGTTGGTGGTCTGAATGTCATAGGTGGTGCTGTTAAGTTTAATGATACAACTCAATCATCAAGTAAAGATACTGGTTCTGTTATACTTGAAGGTGGTGCTGGTATTGAGAAGAATTTATATGTAGGCGGTGGTGCTGAAGTAACGGGTGTAGCAACAGTAACTGGTACTCTTGATGCTAATGGAGCATTAACTGTTGCTGGTGCAGCAGATTTTGCAACTGATGTAGATATTGATGATGCTACTCAATCATCTTCTACAGCAACTGGTGCATTGAAGGTTGATGGTGGTGTTGGTATTGTCAAGAACCTATTCGTAGGTGGTGGAGCACAGGTAACAGGTGTAACAACAATAACTGGTACTCTTGATGCTAATGGAGCACTTGATGTAGACGGACATACGGAATTAGATGATGTTAATGTAGCAGGAGCAGCAACATTCGCTGGTGCTATTGATGCTAATTCAACTTCTGATTTTAATGGTGTAGTTACTGTTAGTAATACTACTCAATCATCAAGTAAAGATACTGGTGCTATTATAGTTGAAGGTGGTGCTGGTATAGAGAAGAATCTATTTGTTGGTGGTGGAGCAGAAGTAACAGGTATAGCAACATTTAGTGATAATGTAAATCTAGCAAATACCAAGACTATAAAATTCCCTGGTGCTAGTAGTGACCCTGGAGCTACGCTAAAACATCAATCAGGTCATTTTGAAATTAATAATGATACTGGAAATGTTTATTTTGATACTGCTGGCAATCATTTTTTAAGAACAGGTGGCTCTACACTTGCATTAACCCTTGACTCAAGCCAGAACGCCACGTTTGCTGGTTCTGTAACTGTTGGATCTGGTATTGGTGTTACTACCATACTTGATCAAGATGACATGGCAGCTAATAGTGCCACTGCATTAGCATCTCAACAATCAATTAAGGCATATGTTGATACACAAATCACTGCAGAAGATTTAGATTTCTCTGGTGATAGTGGAACTGGTGCTGTTGACCTTGATAGTCAAACTTTGGCAATCTCTGGTACAGCAAGTGAGATTAAAACTGTTGCATCGGGTCAGTCACTTACCATTAGTTTACCTGATGATATAATTGTAGGTAATGGTTTAACTGTTACAGGTATTGGTTCATTCCTTAATGACGTAAACTTTAGAGGTAAATCTGGTCTTACATCTGCTTTCTGGGATAAGTCAGAAAGTTCATTAAAATGGAATGATGGAGCAAAAGCTGAATTCGGAGATTCGCAAGATCTCTCCATATATCATACAGGAGCTGAAAGTCATATACGGGAGACAGGAACTGGTGGTTTAATCCTTAATAGTAGTGTAACCACTATTAAGAATGCTGGTGATAGTGAGACAATAGCTCGCTTCACTGAAAATGGTGGAGTAGATTTGAATTTTGATAATTCTACAAAATTTGCCACGGGTCCTGCGGGAGTTATCATAACGGGTGTATCTACTGCTGATGGTTTCAGTGTAGGTGATAATGAATACATCAGCGTTGGTGCTGGTGGTACAGGAGATATGCTCATATATCATAATGGCAACGACAGTATTATTAAAGATATAGGAACTGGAAAATTAGTTCTACAAGGTAGTACAGCAGTTGAAATTAGAGGCACAAATGGTAATGACATGGGTGTCTTCAATCAGAGTGGATCCTCAAATCTGTACTATAGTAATTCCAAAAAATTCGAGACGGGTCCTGCGGGAACGATAACGGTTGGTGTATCTACTGCTGATGGTTTCAGTGTAGGTGATAATGAATATATTACTGCTGGTATTGGATCGGATCTTGCCTTATATCATGATGGAGATAATTCATACATATCAGATCAAGGAACTGGTGAACTACGTATACTATCTAATGTATTCACAGTAAAAAATGCTGCAGATAATGAAACTATGATATTAGGCGGCCAAAATGGAGCCGTCACTTTATATAATGACAATAATGCAAGAGTAGCCACAACTGCCGATGGAGCTGATATAAGTGGTACTGGATCACTTAAGGTTCCAGTTGGTACAACAGCACAGAGAAATGGATCTCCTGCTGATGGTGATATAAGATATAATAGTACTCTTAATAGTTACGAAGGATATGGAAATAGTGCATGGGGTGGACTTGGTGGTGGAACAGAGGTAGACAATACTATTGCAACTACTACTGCAACAGGTATATCTACTTTTGCAAAAGCGGATTATCGTTCTGCATATTTTAGATTACAAATAACTCAAGGTTCTGCTTATCAAGTAGGTAGATATCTATTAATACACGATGGTACTACAGCAACACTTATTGAGGAATCAGCAATTGCAACAGGGTCGATGTTGGGGAGTGTTACTGCTGCTGTTGTGAGTTCTAATGTGATAATATCTATCAATATGGCTAGTTCGTCATCTGCGACGATTACTCATATTATTGATAAAATAACGGTATAGGAGATGATATAACAGTATGCCCATAGCAAGAATTGGTTACGGTACAGATTTCATACTTAAGGATCAGGGTGTTGGTATTGGTACCGACACTGCTGGTGTTAAGTTGGAAGTTGGTGGTACAACCAAAGCTAACTACAATATTACTGGAATTGCATCCCTAACCAATTATGCTGGTTTTGCTGCTGCAGAGCAGAATATTGCTGGAGTAGCAACTGTTACTGGAGAACATAGTACACTAGGTGATATTGTTGTTGGAGTAGGTAGTGTACTTCACGTATCAACAGGTGCAACAGTTTGT